GCTGGACTTCTTCCGCGCTGTTGCCAACACTACTGTTGTGTCACAACAAGGCGTGCAAGAATATGTTGCTAACGTTATCAACGCTATTCAACAAACTGCCACAATCGCTATGTACCAAGTTGACGGTGTTACACTCAGCTTTGCTGTGTACCCAACTGGCGCTTTTGCTAACGCTGCTACATTCTTGAGTGCTGCTAACATTACCTACACAGGTTATCAGTTAGACAGTTGCACCAGCATTGGCTTCAAGTTGGCTGCATCCTAATCACTCGCTGATTAAGCAACAAACCCAGGTTAGAAATATCCTGGGTTTTTTGTTGGCCGTTAAATACTCGCATAATGCGAATACTCTGTAGAACTCTTTTTGATTGCTCACCCACTGGCGTAACTGGTCATTATAGGATTTCTAGCATGCCGTTTAAAGACAAGGCGGGTCAACCAGTAACCGATCAAGCGTCTTGGAATTTCAGCCGTAATCAACAACGCAATTGGGAAACTATCAATCAGTTGATAAGTTTGCGAACACAGCCAGTTGACATTGTACTGGCACAGTGCAACAATGGTGTTTGGCAGTTTGAGTTTGAAGTTGATCAGCCCTTGGTCTATAGTTTGAGTGGACGGGAAAACGATTTTGATTCGTTAACCAATGAGTGCAACAATGTGCCAATGATCACAGGGCTCAAAGAAACCAAGACGTCTAGCACAGCATTGATAACTTCAGGTCCTGATACAAACATTTGGTTTGAACCCATAAATAAAGCATTGGATGGACCATATGCCTGATACCACTGACATTGAAAAGAAAAGTTTAGAAGCGCACGTTGAACTTTGCGCTGAACGTTACCGTTTGCTAGAAAACAAACTGGAAACTTTAGACGAAAAGATTGAAAATTTGTCTCAGTCCCTTGAGGCTATCAAAATTGCCATACACAATATGTCAGAAAAAAGAAACAATCAGCTTATTGGTTGGGGCATAGGCATCATTGGTGCATTGACCGCTACTGTGGCTTGGTTGATCACAACTTATGTAGTAGTATGAATCGTACACAAAAGCTAGAAAAGTTTGCTGATCGTGAAATCAAACAGTTGCAAGACAAATTGATTGTACCTGACGGCTCAGGCGGCTACACAGCTTTTGGCAAATACAGAATTATACCTAAAAAAGAACATGTTGTTGTTCAAGTCAAAAACAACGAAACTATAGTTTTTGGCAGCAAACGTGTGGCTATGAGTTGGTGTGTAGCAGATCGACTACAAAGATATGCACTAGCCCGTAACATACAAATATTGGACAACAAACGTCAGAGTTTGGCAGCGGATATTCACTGCCGACAACAACTAGCTAATCACAGCCGAAACGCAGACTTTGCAGAGTCTGTAAACACCAAGATTCAACGCAAAATTGATTACTTCAACATGCTAGATTCTGAATTAGAAAAATGTTTAAATTCGGCTAAATATTGGCAACTAAAAGGATTTGCAAATGAAACTGCACGAACTGGCCGCACCACAGCCAACAAAACAAATTGCTAAAGTATTCGAAAGTTATTTTGGCTCTACCATTCAGTTTGACAACCTAAACCGTCGTCAAACACAGCATCTACTAACTCGTGTTCGTGGGCTGCTAGCTGAACATCGTTCAAGCACTGCCCGTCATCACAGTGAGAAAAATCCTGGGTATCTCAAGCTGGTTATGCTTGAGCAGGCTTTGGTAGCACAGCAACAAACACAAGCAACTCCTTTGCCTGCAACAGGAATGACCCCAGGAGCCGCACAAAAACCTGCGGTGCAAGGTGCTATTGCTAAAGATCCTAAACTGGCAGCAGCTCTCAAGAAGAGTCAAGCTGGCCAAACATTGAATCCTGAAGAGCAAAAGTTGGTAGCTGGTGCTGCAATGATGCAGGCCGAAAGCCGTTTCCGCAAAATGGCACGACGTCTAAACGAAAGCGAAATTCAACAGGCTCAAGTTGTGTTGGCTGCTCAAGACATGGTTGACAAGATGCAAAGCATGGTTGAAGATGTAAGCGAGCTACAGTTCAAAGAACTTCCAGCTCTAGTTGATTCGATCAAGAATCAAGTTGGCATAGACCAAGCCACACAGTTTAATCAAGATGCTACAGCCGCACTTACAGGTCTATTGCAGAACATCCAAGGTACCAAGCAACAGCTTGACTCTGCCCTTGGTGTAGTAACTGGTCAACCAGCAGCCATGTCACCGGCTGGTGCTGATATGGCCGCTGCTGGTGCTGATATGGCCGCCGCCACAGGTGACATGTCTGCTGGTGCTGATATGGGCGCTGAAATGCCCGTAGACCCTGCCATGGCTGAACCAGGTATGGAACCTGCACCGGCTGCGCTGGGAAGAGCCAAAAGATAATGCGACTTAGAGAGTTTGCCGGTGCTGAGGCCAGCACACCACGACCAGATGAATTATTGGGTCTGGTGCAGTTCCTGACCGGTCGTGCCAGGGACACCAACTCTCGTGGACAAATCAGCAAAGACGCCTTTATCAGCTTGGCACAAAGTTTAGATATCAACGTAACTCCTTATAACATAGAAGAAATTGTTGGGCAGCCTCCATTGAGTTCGGTACTAGAACCTATGCAACCTGATTCTGATGAAATTGTGTTCAAGGGCGCTGGACAACAAGAACCTGTTGCTATGCCAGTGAACAAGGCGCAGGACATTGTGGCTAATGCGGCCAAATCGGCAATGAATCGAGACCGTGGCGTCTAATCAAATTGGTCAACTGTAACAGTTGACACAAAATGTTAAATAGTGTATAGTATGTACACTAACTTCTGGAGAACTGTATGACCCGTTTGGCAATTTTGTTTACTCTGTTTACAGCCACTGCCCCATTGGCCATGGCCCAATACAACAGTTATGGTACCGCAGAAATTGTGCGTGTTGAACCACGCATGATCACCACATATCAACAACAATGCCGCGAGATTGCTGTACAAACTCCGTACTCATCGGGCAATGCCGCAGGTGGGGTGTTGGGAGCCATTGCTGGTGCCGCAATTGGCAACCAAATTGGCGGCGGCTCTGGACGCGATATAGCCACTGTGGTAGGCGGGGTAGTAGGGTATCAAGCTGGTCGTGGAGAATCTCATCCTGGCGGAATCAGTCACCGAACTGTGTGCGAAGCTGTACCTGTTGTGACACAACGAGGCGAAACAGTGACTTTTAGATATCGTGGTAGATTGTTTAACCAAACTTTTGATTGATCGGAATTCTATATGGCATATTCTAATCAAGTTGTAGACCATTATGAGAATCCACGCAACGTGGGATCTTTTGACAAAAACGATCAAGACGTAGGAACTGGCATGGTAGGAGCACCTGCCTGCGGTGATGTGATGAAGTTACAAATAAAAGTAAAAGACGGAGTAATCACAGATGCAAAATTTAAAACATATGGTTGTGGCTCAGCGATTGCGTCGAGTTCGCTGGTTACTGAATGGGTCAAAGGACGCACACTTGACGAAGCGTCAGCGATCAAAAATAGCGAGATTGCTGATGAGCTTGCCCTCCCCCCTGTTAAAATTCACTGTTCAATACTTGCAGAAGATGCCATCAAAGCGGCAGTAGAAAACTACAAACAACGAGCACAGGCTAAGTTGACTTGATAAGTACAGGATGCAATATGAAATCAATCATTTGCATCTAGAATTAAGCTCACTTTGCAACGCTAGATGCTCTTTCTGTCCGCGAAATTTTTTAGGATACCCCTACAACATGGGGTACACTGAGACCAATCTCAGTCTCAATGACTTTAAAAAAATATTTTCGTTGACCCGACTCAGTAAAGTTCACATTGCTATCATCAACGGCAACTTTGGCGACGCAATAATGAATCCAGAAACCCCGGATATCATTGCCTACATGAGACAGGCCAACCCGGACATGAGCATAAGAGTACACACCAACGGTGGCGCCCGAGACAAAGAATTCTGGAAAAGGTTAGCCAAGCTCAGGGTATTTGGTATATTTGGCATTGACGGATTGTCAGACACCCACAGTCTATATCGTCAAGACACTGTGTTTGAAAACGTGATACGCAATGCCAAAACTTTCATTGATGCAGGCGGTCAGGCAATATGGATGGCCAATGTGTTTGACCACAATCGGCCACAATTGCCTGAAATGTATCAAATGGCCAAGGACCTGGGATTTATGTGGTTGGAAGAACGGGAAACAGATCGAAACAACGGTCCCAGTTACGATCGAAAAGGAAACAAAATTTTTTCAATAAGAACCGACTGGCAGTATCCTGACCAAGTCAACGATCAATTTATACAAGATCAAATTGCCAAAGTGGCTACTGAGTTGCCAAAATACACAAACAGCAAAAAAGTAAACATTGACTGCTGGGCTGTGCGCGAACGCAGTGTTTATGTGGCATCTGATGGGTATGTGTATCCCTGTTGCTGGACCGGGCACAATCCCCAACAGTATCACAACCATAATGCTCTACAGGTCTGGAACACAGAATTACGTGAGTATGTGCATGGCAATCATGGCCCTACAGTGGGCGTAGAGTCAGCTATTGCCTGGTTTGACAGCTTGGTTGAGTCGTGGAACACTGACAAACAACCAACAGTATGTAAAAGATGGTGTACAAAAGATGATAACAGTAACTCCCTTAGCTGCTCGTAAGATACAGCAAACATTGAACCGAAGAGGACACGGAGTTGGTGTTCGCATTGGCGTAAAAACCACTGGATGCTCAGGATTGGCCTATGTGCTGGAGTATGTGGATTCTCCGGCACTTGAAGATCAATGTGTTGAATGTAATGACTGCAAAGTTTTTATAGATCCAAAAAGTTGCGCTTATGTACAAGGCACAGAAATTGATTTTGTGCGCAACGGCCTGAACGAAGGATTTGAATTTCGCAATCCCAACGAACGAGATCGGTGCGGTTGCGGAGAAAGTTTTAGGGTATGAGTGATGTTATTCAGCAGGCTTTGCACAAACGCATGGCCTGGGCGCAAGAACATCCTGCACTGTGTCCAGCTCCCTATGTCACACTTGACATTCGTCATAGTGAGTTTTCAAAAAATCAAACATTTCAGACCTGCTGTTGCAATCTAGATGCGGCATTGTTTGTACCCAGCAAAGGTACAGATCCTTTTGCTGAAATAAAACAACAACAGGCGCAAGGCCAATGGCCTGATGCTTGCAGGCACTGTCTTAAAGAAGAAACCAATGGTGGACAAAGTGAACGACTGCGCAGCTTTGTTGAAATGCCGCAGGATCGTCTGGGACATTTTATCAAGAGCAAACAGGTGGCAGAGTTCGAAGTTAGAATCAAATTCAGTAATTTGTGTAATCTCAGTTGTCGTAGTTGTAGTCCTTTTGAAAGCAGTACCTTTGCTAGAATTACCAACAACGTAGTCAATGAATTTTTTGAAACTGACATCAGCGACAGCGAGCAGCATTGGGATTTTATAACCAATGCTATCATGCAAAAACACAACAGGTATCAACATTTTTTTGTGCATTTCATTGGTGGCGAAACACTGATTCAGCCAGGCATGACCAAGTTATTGAGTTGGATGTGCGGGCAAGGCATCGCTGAAAAAATCAATCTTAGACTGACCACTGCCATGACAGTGAATCCCAGAGATGAGTTAATGGAATTGTTAAGCCGTTTCAAAAGTGTGGATATTCTGCTCAGCATAGACTCGGTGGGAGAAAACTACAGCTACATTCGTTGGCCTGCGCGATTTGAAAAAATTGAACGAAATCTAGATACCTTGATCAGTTACAAAAATCAAATGACCATTGTGAAAGGTCGCAAGGTAATGCGTCCCATTTGGAAATGTGCAGTGAGTCCTGTGTTTAGTCTCAACAACATATTCTATATTGATGACTGGTTGAATTACTGGTGCAACTGGTACGAACAGCGTGGTTTTGTATTTCATAATTATGCTGCCAATCTAGTAGATCAGACTGAACATCTTGACGTACAGGCCCTGCCACAACGGTATAGACCTGAATTGGCCAAAAAGCTACAACAGTGTTTAGATCATAGAATTTTCAAACAATGGCCAGATCAGATGCGTGGCATTTATAATTTTATTGTGACTACCATTGGCGAATTAGATACAGCATCTGACAACGATCAACTCTGGAAAAAATATCTTAATCATACCGCATATTTTGATCAAAAAACAAAAATGGACTTTACAAAGTACAATCAAAGATTGTATAATGTACTAAATGAATCTGATCAAGAACAGTTTGCAGAAATTTGCAATAAAATTGACACAGGCGTTAGTTTACACCAATCCATGATTTTTGTTCCCAATGTACAATCCTAAATTTAACTACAAACCCATTCCACGAGTCGTTGTTGAAGGCAAACGTTTTTATGCCACACCAGATGGAAAAAATCTGCCCTCAGTGACCACCATACTAGACAAAACCAAGTCTGAAGAAAAGAAACAAATTCTAGAGCGTTGGCGTAAAAGTGTAGGCTACGAAAAGGCACAGCAAATTACTACCGAAGCTGCCAACCGTGGCACACGCATGCACACCTATCTAGAAAAGTACATCAAAGACGGCGTAATTCCGCCAAAGGGCAGCAATCCGTTTAGCTGGCCTAGCCATGTCATGGCACAGGAAGTTGTTGACAAAGGACTAGTAAATGTGTCAGAATTTTGGGGGATTGAAGTACCTTTGTATTTTCCTGAAGTCTACGCAGGCACCACAGATGGTGCAGGTATACACCTTAATCAAGAATCAATTCTGGATTATAAACAAACCAACAAGCCCAAAAAACGTGAGTGGGTAGATGATTATTTCTTGCAGCTCTGTGCCTATGCTGAAGCTCACAATGCGTTACACGGTACAAATATCAAAAAAGGCGTAGTTTTAATGTGCGTCAAACCAGACTTAGACGCCAATCACAACATTGTTGGGCACCCACAATATCAAGAATTTGTGCTAGAAGGCGCAGAATTTGAAAAATATCGGTCCCTGTGGTGGCACAGAGTTGAGCAGTACTATTTGCTAAATATGTGATAGATCAAGGATTATCACTGTGGCCATTTTACAGATTTCACGCATTACCCAACGCAAGGGCATATTAGATGACCTTCCACAGCCGCTGGCTGGCGCCGAGTTTGGCTGGGCAATAGATCAGCGCAGACTTTTCATTGGCAACGGAGAATTAGCCGAAGGTGCTCCAGTAGTAGGCAACACTGAAATTCTCACAGAATTTTCAGACGTATTGGCGTTGAGCAGTGCTTACACCTACAGTGGGCTAGCAGCCACTGGTTATGCAGTGCAGACTGGAGCTACTTCAGGTAACCCTGTAACTCAGAGTCTACAGAACTGGTTGGATCAATTTGCCAGTGTCAAAGATTTTGGTGCCAAAGGTGATGGTGTAACTGATGACACAGCAGCAATCAATCGTGCACTGTTTCAGTTGTATTGCCGACAAAACAATCCTCAAATTCGCCGCAGTTTGTTTTTCCCAGCTGGCACTTATTTGATCACTGACACAATTTTAATACCCCCACATGCCAGACTATATGGCGAAGGATCAGACTCCAGTATTGTTTTGTTTCAGTCCAATCCCTGGGTTACTTTCACTCCTTATACTCAAGGAGTACTGGTCTATTATGCCACCAACGATCGTTACTATCGTTCTGTGAGTACTGTACCTGTTGAGGACAGCATTGGTGCTGCTATTCTGCCAACAAATACCACTTATTGGATAGAAGAAGATTTGCCTGAGTATGTGGTGCGTACTGCCGATAGTTTGCAACAGACCGGCAGCAACATTCTCAGCAATGGAGCCACACGTCCTGAAAATGTAGAAGTACAAAGCATGGCCTGGAAAACACTCAACTTTGGCAATGACTCTGCTCGCAGTCACAACATTTTGTTGGTAGAAAGAGCTGAACAAATCAGTTTCAACCAATGTACCTTTGATGGACCGTTTACCACCAACGATGGCAACACCACCTTTGATGACTTGTCAGCAGTAAAATTTGCCAGCACTTCGGCGTTGATAACTCGTCAGGTGGTGTTTGATGACTGCAAGTTTTCAGGCTGTACCTATGCTTTCAACACAGATCAACAGGTACAGGCTGTGACAGTGAGCAACAGCTATTTTGATTCACTTACTCAGGGCATTATTCTGGGCAGCTTGACTCCAGTAGACGGCGGTCCTATTGGATTTAGAATTCTAAATAACATATTTGACAATGTTTACGCTGAAGGCATTGTGATTCAAGGAGTCAAACTCAATGCCACAGGTTACAACACATTTTTAAACGTTGGCAATCACATCAACGCCGTTGCGCAGACTGCTGTAATAGATATTGATGCCAACAACAATATCAGCGTTGGCGACATGTTCGAACGCACCACGTCAGAAAGTGCTACATATCCACGTATTGCATTAAACAACTCAACCAGCATTGCGTTGGGTATGAACATACGTGGGATTTCTTTTACAGTAAGTGGAGTCAGTGACGATACTATAGCCACTGAGATGCAGCTAGGTAAGTACACCCGCACCACAGGTGTACGCTCTATCATCAGTGACAATAATTCAGGTCCGTTGTTTTTGATAGACACCGCGGTGTTTAAGGCATTCAAGATGGATTATACTATCATTCGCGGCACCACAGTACGCACCGGAACGCTGACAGCGGTCAGTGCAGCCACTGGGTCATTCTCTTACACTAACAGCTATACAGAAAACGCATCTACTGGTGTTACATTAACAGCCACTGAAGCTGCCCCGGGCGGAGATATCACAGTAGCGTATAGCTCGACTTCCACTGGCTCTGCCGGTACTATAGACTACAGTATCACTCATTTAGCCTAATGTGGCCACGCACCTTTGCGGACCGACTTGAAAGTTGGTCCAATCTTCGCCAACAGTGTTTGGTATTATCCCCTGAATTGGCTCTGCAGACCATCAATGCATGGTGGTTTGACGCTCCTTGGACTCCTTATCATTTACACTGGGATGAACGAAATAATTGGCCCGACCCTTGGCAGTTATTGGATGACAACATTTACTGTGGACTTGCACGTGGGCTAGGAATCATGTATACTATAGTTCTACTGGATCGTGCAGACATACAAGATGCTAAAATAATTGAAATAGGTAGTGACAATTTAGTCCTAATCAGCCAAGGAAAATATATATTGAATTGGGATCGAGATCAAATCGTAAATATCAACCTGAGTCCCAAAAAAACTCGGCACTGTATCAATCAGCAACAAATAAAAATAGAAATAAAGTAACATATAATGAAAAATATCACCGTCGTTAAACGCAGTGGCCAGCGTGAACCCTTGGCTTTGGAAAAATGGCAAACGCAGATTGCTAAAATATGCTCGGGTATTGCAGACGTAAGTCAAAGCATGGTAGAGATCAAGGCTCAACTGCATTTTTATGATGGTATTACTACCAAAGAAATTGACGAAATTACCTTGAGAGCCATTGTGGATCTTATTGATGTAGAATCTAATCCAGATGTAGGACACACCAATTACCAATATGTAGCAGGGAAACAACGTCTTAGCATGTTGCGCAAAGACGTTTACGGCAGCTACGAGCCTCCCCACTTGTATGAGATCGTGAAGAAGAACGTGGCCACAGGCCTGTACACTCCTGAACTCCTAGAATGGTACGATGAGGCTGATTGGAACCGTATGAATGACATGATTGATCATGTCAAAGACGAACAGTATTCATATGCTGCCATTGAACAATTGATTGAAAAGTACCTGGTCAAGAACCGGTCAACCAAGGAAATGTATGAAACACCTCAAGTTAGATACATGGTTGCAGCAGCCACTGTGTTCCATAAAGAAGAACCTAATAGTGCCCGTATGCGTTATATCAAAGAATATTATAACGCAGCCAGTGATGGCCTGTTCACTCTTGCTACTCCTGTGCTCGCTGGTCTTGGGACTCCTACTAAACAGTTTAGTAGTTGCGTACTTATCCGCAGTGATGATGATTTGGACAGCATATTTGCATCTGGGGAAATGATGGCCAAGTATGCCAGCAAACGTGCAGGCATTGGGTTGGAGATTGGACGCTTACGTCCGTTGGGTAGTCCCATCCGCGGTGGTGAGATTATGCACACAGGTATGATACCTTTCTTGAAGAAATGGTTTGGCGACCTACGCTCATGCAGTCAAGGAGGTATTCGTAATGCAAGTGCTACTGTTTTTTATCCTATTTGGCATCATCAGTTTGATGATCTTATTGTTCTTAAGAACAACCAAGGAACAGAAGAAACCCGAGTCCGTCATATGGATTATGGGGTTGTGCTTAGTGCCTTCTTCTGGAGACGATTCAAGAACAAAGAAAACATAACATTCTTTGATCCCAATCAAGTCCCAGACTTGTATGAAGCATTCTATTCAAATACGGAACTGTTTGAAAAACTCTATTGTGAATACGAAAAGCGCAAGGATTTGAGAACAAAGACCATGAGTGCTGAAGAAGTGTTCAAAGGTGGCATCTTAAAAG